GTTGGGACAATTACTACACCCCACTTTCTAATTTTTGCTACCAGGCAGTACGAGGAATCTGAGCAGTGATTTCTGTACTTCTTATCGAGTAAACCTATCTCTCGAATCATGTCCATACGCATTAGACCCGAACAAAGAGGAACCCAGTTGCAGGCGATTGGTTGCTTGGGAAGTTTGTCTTCGGTGGTGAAATACTGATAACCTCGGATTAGGTCTGACCCACATAGCTCGATTGGCTCGTGTTCTCTGTTTGGGTGGCGTCTTACGGAAGCCGCAATTCCTAGGCTTGGGTCGTTCTCCATTACATCTAGGAGTTCTTTGAGAAATCCAGGCTCAGGCTCGGTGTCATTGTTTAGCAGGAGTACATAGTCTGCGTTGCGATACTGTGCCCAGAGGATTCCCTCGTTAGCGGCAGCGGTAAATCCTGAGTTCTCATCAAGACGTACTACGTTGACCTTCTCATTGACGTATGGAGTGGGTGAGCCATCATCTACAACTACTATCTCTATTGGTTCTCCGGTTCCGTAGTTCTTTGTGGTCATTTCGACACACTTATTGGTGTATTCTTCCTTACCGTACATGGGTATAACCACCACACACCTTTTCATAATTTCCTCAAAAACCCATTGGGATGCCAAGTCATTAAGAATTTCTCCCTGGACTTATCAATGACGAAGTCCTTATTATCTTTCATAAATATATCTAGGGCTTCCATTGGACCCGGTTCGGTGTTGGGGTGAATTGGGTGTCCGTTAAGTGCGGTGTCCTCTACAACCATGTAACTTCCTGGTGTAACGTATTTCGAGTAGAGATTCATCTCGGCTAACACATGGTCCCTGGAGTGGTCGGAATCAAGGAGTACCAGCACAGTCTTAGCTGACTTAGTTTCCTCGTCCAAAACACCCTTAATAAGCTCATCCGTACTTGACGAGAATACATACCTAATCCTTGGGTGTTTTATTCTCTGTTCCCTAAACTCCACGTCAATAGTTACTACTCGTCCTTTTCCGATTAAGTCAAATAGGTTGGCGTAGTATAAGGCACTCCCACCCTTGAATGTTCCGGTCTCTATGATTAAGTCTGGTTTAATCTCGTATATCATCTCCTGCATAATCCAAAGGTCTAGCGGGCTTTTTAGGATTTCTACACCAGCCCACTTTGATACTGGGAAATTACTGTTGTACAGAATATGAAACTTATCTACGGTTTCCGTAAAATTATCTCCATTGTTTTTGGGTATTGTGATTGGACGTCAAACTCGTGTTTGGCGGATATTACCTCGAATCCTATTTCTTTTGCGTCTTCGCAGAACTGGTCCATGTCGAATAGAACGTGGTTGAATCTTGGGTTCCAGTGTTCAAATTTATATGGGTCATTTCCCCACTCACAGAAGAATGGGTCTGGCATATTGAACTTTAAGACTTTCCCTGACGGGGACATTTCGAAGACATTCTTTAGTTCTTCGAGTGGCTTCTCGTAATATTGGAATCCAGAGTGAGTTTTGACTCTTATGTTTTCGTAGTCGGTGTAGAAGATACTCTTGCAGTTACAGAATGAATACCCAATATCAGCATGTCTCCTAACCTCTGTTCCAACAATGTACAGCCCATAGACGACCATACGATTCATACGCCCGCACAGGGGACACTTTTGAATAAAGTCTTTATGGACTTCTGGTAGCTCTTTAGCGATTGCCAAGTGCTTCCTCGACTTTCTCCATTATCTTATCCTCATCAAACCATATACATTCGGGGTGCTTCTCACGAATTGGACACCCAAAGTATTCCCTTGGGTTTCTGTGGCATGGGGAACACGCTACCGGACTCTGTAAGTAGTAAGCGTTCTTGGCATACTTCACATGGTTATCCCAAGAGGCGGCGGTAAGAAGTTGAAGCGTTGGGGCGTCCCACGAATGAGCAACTAAGGCTAGACCGGATTCCAGGCTAATGGTCAGGTCCACATACTTACACTTTAGGGCTACTGAACGGAAGCCATTAGAGGAGTCAACGTAGGACATGACTTGTGGGTGTTTGAACACTTGGTCTCTACAGTATTCATCTCCGGTTAGGATAACTAGGCACTTGGGGTACTTGGTAACTAACTTCTCTACGATACTTCTAGCTTGGATAAATTTCTTGTGGAGAGTTGAGCCTGAGAGATTAACCATGATAACCTTGTCATATTTCTTGTGTTTCTCATCTATCCAACCTTTACAAAGTCTGTGTTCTTCTTCTGTGTAGTAGAGTTTCCCACGGGTTCCGTAGTAACTGTCCGGAAGTCCAACAGAATCAGTCATCACGTCATAATAAGATTTCTTGCCGAGAGTTTCCCTACGCCACTTAGTCGAGCGATAATATCGTTGGTCGTTCTCATTTGTGCAGTAGGCAAGTTCGATGGTATTTGCTAAGTTAAACACCATGTCATAGGTTTCTAAAGCCCATTCGAGATTCTTTGACATACGGTTATAAGTCATCTTGTGGACATCTATGAACTGAAGGTCATCAATGAATGGGTTACCAGTTAAGATGTGCATACCCATGTAGTTTGTCTCAAAAGTAATATGGTCTACGCCATAATGCTTCTTAATTAACTCTGGAAGGTGTGCTGCGTGAAGGACATCTCCGCAACCGCCCAATCTTGATATAAAACAAGTCTTCATGTAATCATCACCACCGGAATTGGGGTTATGTAGTTTGACTTTAAATGCTTTGTTTTGGATTTAAGCTCTTCGGCGAAATTCCATGCCAGTAATAAAATATAGTCTGGCTTAATGTCATTGAAACTCTCAAAGTCTACGATTGGGATATTGGTCCCAGGAGTCATCTTATCCTGTTTTTCTGGGGTTTCGTCTACTATGGCTTGTATCCATTTATTGTCTATACCAGAGTAATTTAGTAAGGATATGCCTTTAGCCGATGCACCGTAACCAACCACTTTCTTATCGCTGTGGTGTAGGAGTTCTAGGAGGGTGTGTAATCTTTCCCTGTTTCGATTAACCTCGTGAGAAAACATATCATAGGTTTGAGCTTCAAATAACCCATCGTCAGTTTCGTCTTGCAACATACGAACAACGGAGAGTTCTTCTTCGTAAGCATTTTTGGATGCGTAGATTCTTAATGAACCACCGTGAATGGGGTGATGTTCTACACGAAATATGGGGAGTTCCAGTAATTTGAATAACTTGTATAGTGGGTTGAGGAGAAAATAGGATAAGTGTTCATGGTAGATTGTGTCGTATTGATTGTTGTGGAGTAGGTTATTGAAGTAGGGTACTTCTATGACACATATACCGTTATCCGTTAAAGAGTATTTAATTGCTCCCACAAAGTCGTAGAGATTATCCACATGGGCGAGTACGTTGGTTGCTGTGATAACGCTTACTTTTCCACCGTCCCAAAGATTAACCAACTTCTGAGAGAAGAACTCGTTTACTACCATAAATTGCCTATCGAGATAGGTGGTTGTAAGGTTCTTGGCGGGTTCTATTCCCATGAGCCTGTCAAAGCCAGCTAATCTAAATTGGTCTAATAGGCAGCCGTCATTTGATGCGATGTCCATTACTAGGGGGTGTTGAAACTTAAATTCATCTCTTATGCTTACAGCCATGTCATAGCAGTGCTTCTGGAAAGTCTTGGAAACTGAGGAGTGGTAGACATAATCGGTAAACATTAGTTTTGGGTCAACAACTACAGAGAGCTGTGATAAAGCACAATCCAAACATAGCATCATTTGGATTGGATAAATTGGTTTTGGAGAACCGCCAAATGTTACTAGGGAATTTGCTAGGGGGACTTGTCCTAAATCGAGATATTTGTGAAGTCTTGGGGAGTTACATACTCGGCAGGTCTTTAATTCCTTGTAATCCATCATTCCCCTTTTTAGGGTTAAGATTTGGGAGGAAGCTGAGATTATCAGCCTCCCCCCATTTCTTATTACTTAGTTGTCGCCAACAACAAACGTCTCACGATAGGTAACCGTAGCCTGTACAGTTAAGCCAGCAGCAGTAGACAGAACTGAATACAAGTCTAATGCACCACCAGTCGGGATAGTAGCCGAAGCCACGTCCGAGATGGAGCCGCTTACAACAGTACCAGCAGCGTGTGTACCAACGAAAATGATAGTTCCTAACGCAGCCGTCCCATTCGAGGAAGTAGCCGAAAGAGACCACTGAGAAGAACCACCAGTTCCGAGTGTCGTGTTGCTCATCGCCCAATCAAGAACTGTAATCGGGTTCATAGCAACAAAACTATCGACCTTTGCCGTTGCACGAGTACCAGCAGTAACAACACCAAACGTCAGCGTCTTAACCGAACCATAAGATTGGTCGGAATAAGAGCGACCGCCTTTTGAGCTAGTAGCCATTTTATTATTCCTCCTCTCTTATAGTGAATCTACGGTTATGATGCGTGTTTGGGCGTCAGCCTGACCGTTTAGTACACCGCTATAGCTCCAAACTTGCTGGAAGCCTAAGAGAGCGTACCAAGCGATAGCCTGGTCACGTCCAAAGTCAGTGGGAATCCCCACTCGGATTTCTTCGGGAATTGCGATACCTTCACGAACCGCATCAGCTCCAAAGAAAGCGGCTTCGCCATACAAGCCATTGGAACCATCAGCGTTTGAAAGGTAGTTCGTCTCTTCTACGAAACGGCAGCCATAGTAACGACCGACTTCCCCGATGTACAGGGGGTCCATTGTCGTTAATTGAGCTTTCGCCTCGAAGAAGTCGTAAAGACCTCTAATTGAGTTCGTAGAAGCCACGCAAGCGTACAATCCATCATTACGAGTCGGGACGAAGAGTTTCTTCATCTGGTCGATGATGTCTCGGACGTTCTTGTCGGACATGTTAGCACCTGCGGTAGCAACCTTCGTACCCGAGGAACCGAATGTCGTAGTGGCTGTGTTCGTGATGGTGGCGATATAGTCGTTGGTCATAAACTGAGCCGCAGCTGCAGAATCTAACACAACTTTCATATCGTTGGTAAGAACCGTACGGATTGTTTCGGGAACCATAATGTCCGAAAGGGTCTTAACTTTCTGCGTAAAGGGAATTGAGTTCCCGTACTCAGTCATGGTCAAAGTTCCTTGAAGGATAGTGTAGTTCCTTTTAGGAATCGTGTCCGTTTCAACAAGCGTTCCGCCAGCGGTAGAGACGTTAGAGATTTTGTCAAAGAACACCTTATTGCCACGGTTTGCACCAGCGGCAGGTTCGATGTCTACGAACTGACGAAATTTCTGAAGGCTCTGTGCCTTATAGCGGAGTTGCTGAGACAGGGTATTGTTTGTGAAGAACCCGCCCAGCGAGTTAGTCGCAAATATCTGTTGTCCCATTTGTTACTCCAATTTAATTTAGGAAGCTCTTCGGGAATTCCGAATCTTGTTCCGTTGCTTAATTTCTTCTCTTACCTTGTCGGCATCGGAGAGGTTGGTTGGTGTAGACTGTACTGGCGTCTCCTCAACATCTGATGCGTCAGGGTCTGCAAGAATCTGACGTGGACGTCTCAATATTTCTACAGCACCTTCCTTGGGAGTCTTAAGTAAACCTTGTTGATGAATTTCTCTATAAGCATCCGAGACGGCTCTACGGAAACCCTGAATGGTGTCTGGGTCGCTGTAGAATTCAGCATGAAGCTCTTTGTCTTGATAGAGACTTAATGCTGTTTTGTAAAGTAGACCTTG